TGGTTTTATGTATAAATTTATTTATACTAATATATATTATAATATTATTATTTAATATTTATAATTATATCTTTCTTCCTTATTGTTTGAATTATAAACCTTTTAAGGTGAGTAGTCCAACTAAGGAAGAGGTGAAACCTATCTTATTCTCTCGAAAAGAACATTCAAGAATGTTAAGGATACTTTCTTTATTATTGAATTTAGATAAATCAACAACGAGAAAATTACATAAAATCTTAGATGATTTTATGTCCATTCTTGATAAAAACGGTACTAAATTCTTAGCACAGTATTGATCTGAATGTTTTAGATTGATCGGTCAATTTATTTCTGGGATAAAGATATCACAAACTCGTATAAGGGTTAAGAAATATAAGAATGGTTTACCTAGAATTTTGGGTAATAACTTTAAACAATTTATAGAGAAACAGGTGTTACTATTAAATAGTAATGAACCTATATCTCCGTTGTTTAGAGCTATTATTACTATATTTGCCTGAAATCGGGGTATTGGTGTTAAACACGAAATTAATTTTAATTCCGTGACCAATCCTCATTCAGGTAATATAGTAAGCCTTGACTTTGAGACTATTAAAGGAAGCTTAGCAAAATTATCACTTGATAATTGTAACCTAATTAAAAGGCTGAGTAAGCCTACTTTCTTTATTAGTAACAAGTCAGGTACTAATTCCAAGTTAGCGTTTTTATCTTTCGGTCTAGACACGATTGGTTTCATTAGAAACCCAAAGATCATGTTTGCCTATATTTCTTTAGCTTTTAAGTGTAAATTTTATTTACTACTTTTTACATTTATTATTTCTATAATATTATGTATACCTATATCTCTTTTAATAGTATCTCACCCTATTTATTTAGGAAGATTAGCTATTATTAAGGAGTTAAAAGGTAAAGCTAGAGTTATAGGTATAACTGATCAGTGGACTCAATGATTACTCAAACCTGTCCATGACGCTATTGCTAATATACTTTATGAAATTCCCGAAGATGGGACTCATAATCAACTTAAACCTGTTAAGTTAATGTTGGAGGTAAATAAAGATTCTAAAGAATTTAATTCTTTGGATTTGTCTAATGCTACTGATAGATTACCAGTTGCATTTCAGGCAAATATTCTTTCATGTCTTGGTTTCCCAGGAGATGATTGGATGGTTTTACTTTCTCGTCCATATAACTTTGACGGGGTTAATTATAATTATGCTGTAGGTCAACCCATGGGTGCCTATAGTTCATTTGTAATGTTAGCTCTAGCTAACCATATACTTGTTTTGTCCTCTTTATCTTCATATAATAAAGGATCCGGACAGTATGCTGTTTTAGGTGATGATGTTTGTATTCATAGTAATGAAGCATCATTAAAATATACCGAGTACTTAAGAGCGTTAGGTGTTGAGGTAAATCCTGTTAAGGGATTCTTTGGATCTCTTATTGAGTTCGCAAAGAATTGGTTCTTTAGAGATGGGACAAATTTGTCTCCTCTAGGAACCAAGGTTCTTTTAAGAACATCCCGTAAACCGGTTTACTTCACTGCCCTATTAATGGACTTCTTTAATAAGAATTTCAATTCTCTTTATCTACCGGTGTTAGATCAGATTAACCAAATTTTACTTTTTATTAATAATAAGGACATAGAAAACTATGATCCTAATGATGTTATTAATAAAAGTTTGAAATGGTTATTTTGTAGCCTTGGACCTCAATCAGGTCTCCATAGTATTTATTTAGAAAATGTAGACACTACGTCTATCAAAGTTTCTTATAATACCTTGTTGACTAGATTGGGTCTAACAGAAGTTACTGTATCAACTTACTATGTTAAGTTAATTAATAAAGCATCTTGGGTTAGATTCCATAATCTATCTAAGATTATGACTGACTTTAGAAAGAATTTAACATTTTTGTTAAATCCTCAGGTTTGGAATTCTAAGAATCCAATCTGAAAAATTTCCAAAATTAATCATGGCTACTTGGCATCTGTCATTACATTTGCCTCTGGTCCTTTATTATTACTTATATTAGTGAGAATCACAGTCGTAAAGATTCTGGTCCTTATCGTACCTCTTCTTTGTTCTCTATATCTTACCCTTATTGGTGGTTCCCATCTCTCGAAGAGATTCTTAAATAATATTTATTATTTTCGGAATACTCTAAAGAGATGATACCATAATTTCATTTTACAATGAGATTTGGTAAATGCTGGAAAAGCTGAACCATATCCAATACAGTTTCAAATTAAAACTAAGGGTCCGTCAAATGTAATTTTACGGAAACCTAGTTTATTTTATAACTGAATGAAGGGTACTTATTCTTCAATTCCTGTTCAACTTCTTTGTAATGTAATTATTAAAAGAGAACCAGATACTCTTCCAGCTGTGAAAACAACTGAGAGGTTATTATGTGCTCTCGTTCCTTCATACAATGTTTATTATATGAGAAACAAACAATTATTATTACAAGAGTTGAAGAAGAAAAGAAAATTAGTACCTACAATAAAAGGTAAATATAAAAGGTCTAAGAAAGTTAATACGAGTCATTAGGGGCTTAATTAGTACTTAAAAATACTATACCTAATGATATATCCAGTAGTATTAGTTAAGATTTTTACCTACTATTATCAGTTTTGGGTTTTCCAATTTTCTTTAGAAAGGGTTCAGTCAACAAAAGGTCCTTATACTTAATAAGGGTTCATTTCATTGTGAACTTTTATTATAAAGGTCAGAGTAAGTGAAGCATAGCTTACTTTGCTCCGGACAACTGGAATAGAGGGTGAGACTCCCGAACGTTCTGTTAAGATACGCTGGAAGCAGTAATCTTAGACTACCAAATACTTAAGTGCGAAAATAACTTAAGGGAACCTTCATTTTATGATTTATTTACTAATATTAGATAATAAAGAAACCTT